TCGATTCTCAATTAGACTGTTTTCATTGATAAAGCCGCCAGTATTTAATTTATCGTAATTTCCAAATTTGATACCACGTGTTTTCGATTTGTCCGGTTTACATCGAATGATTTCATCTCTTATAATATTTTTATCTTCATCCTTTTCTGTATGATAAATTGTGGCCGCAAATAATCCACGGTCGATAGAGCCTTTGTTTATTAATACACTATCTTCTTGATTATAACCAGTGTGTGTCATAATGGCTACATGGACCTGCATTCCGGATGGAATATCATTAAGATGTATGAAATTCATCAATCGTGTATCAACTAATGGTCGTGTTGGATAATTCAATACATAAGCGGTTTTATCCATTCGTTTGTCATAGTTTGTAGCAAACACACCCATAGCTTGTTTTGCCATTGCTGATTGATATGTATTCCTAGGTGCTTGATTATGTTCAGGAAATGGAATACAAGATGCTAATACACCAAATATAGTGCTAGGATGTATTTCACAATGTGTGTAATTGAATTTTAATTGAGCGTCTTGTAAATATTCTTTTTTCGCTTTCATCGCAATCATCGCATAATTTTGTTCTTCTGGGTCAATATATTCTATGATTGAATCTTCTAATTTACAACTTGTAAGAAGGTCATTCCAAGACAATTCTTTTGATTCTAATTGTTGTATGATATCCTGTGTCATTAATACTCGATTGTTTTTCACTCGTAAAACTGGTCTTGTCAATCGGCCAGCGTCATTACAAATACGAATTTCCAAATTCTTGATATCAAACACAATCGATGTATAAATATTGATGATTCCGGAGTATTTCTTGTGTTTCATACTTTCGTATAAATCGATAGGGTCTTTGGCAATTCCTATCCAAGAACCATTTATAAACACTTTTACTTTCTCATACAACTTATTTACATTTCTTGTGTTGACATATTGCTCAAGAGTCTCAATGTATGGCTTGATATATTCATACAACGACGAACTGTTTGTATTGATTGTAATATGAGCCATATAACTGATGTTTTTTACGATACCAATCGATTGACCTTCTGGAGTTTCCGCAGGACACAAGAACCCCCAACTCGTATTATGGAGTTTTCTGGGCGAAATTAATTCACCACTTTTCTCCAAAGGAGTATTGATTCTTCGTGCGTGCGATAAACTGGACAAATACGTCAATCTACTCAATACTTGAGCAACACCAACTTTAGAACTATTAGACTGTTTGATGCTGAAATCACCCGTAGCAAGAGCACGATTAATTCCATTTTCAATCGTAGTTGTTTTCATAATCTTGTATATGTTTGTCATATTTACAATATTTTCATAATCTTCCGTGGATTGCCAAGAACCATTTGTAATTAATTTCATAATTAGCTTTATCATTTCTTTCACCAATTTATTGAAATAATTACGAAACAAATTATTTAGCAATGTTCCGGTTAATTCAATACGCTTGTTCAAATAAGAATCGCGGTCATCTTGAGAAGTTTTCCCCAAATATGCCTTCATTAATTTAGTAGCCATATGTCCAATCAAGAATAGCTTCTGAATCAGTGTTCGACAATGGGGAAACAAATCGTTGTTCAAAACTTCCAACGCAAATTCACGCTTTTTCTTAGCACCGGTTTCTTTATCCATATTCAATGGCATATAAGCAACATTCGAAGTAATGTGTTTGAGAGCATCTTCTTGTGTAGTGTATTTGTTGGCATCTATAATAGATGCTTGTAAGAAGTTCAATAACTCTTGGTTTTTCTCTTCATCAATATCCAACAATATGTATGATGCGATTTCCTTATCTTTCAAAACACCCAAAGCACGGAACAATACAAATAATTCTATTGGTTGTTTGATACGAGGGATTGAAATATATATTCCATATCCAAAACCATTATTTCTCGAAGATATCATCATTTCAATTTGTTTAGGCGAAATACACTTGTAATCAGGAACCGATTTTATTTCAGCATAGTAGCTCCATTTTGTAGTGTTTTTTCCATCGAAACAATATATGCGATTTTCAGCAGCACGCTCTTGACCTAATACAGTTTTTTCTGAACCTTTGATGATGAAATATCCACCACAATCCATGCGGCATTCTCCGGTATGAACTGAATGAATATGGTCATTTTGTTTCAATACACAAACCGACGATTTCACCATAATGGGCAATTTTCCGATATTAATTTTAGGAAGAAACTTCTCGAATGTTTTTGGTTGGTCCATATTTTCGGTGTTTCTTACAACATATTTAATACGAATATCGACGGTCATTGCGGAGGCATATGTGAAGTTTCTGAGTTTAGCTTCTTGAGGCAACATGAGTTTTGTAGCACCATTGTTTTCGTGGATTTGTGGTGGAAACATTTTGAAGTTCTCGAAATAAACATACACCGCCAATGTGTATTCATTATGTTCTGGCACATAATCATTTTCGGATTTGATTTCAACAGGATTAAACATTTGTATTGTTTGTTGAATTTGATAGTTTACAAAATGATTATACGATTCTGTTTGATGTCTTACCAACCTTTCCAAATGCTGGCCATCGAAATAAGATTCGATGATTTTGAAAGGCTCTTCCAAATAGTCTCCTAAATGGTCCAACAAATAGGATTCGTCAAACTGTGGGACTTTTTCGAAATCTTTAGACATATTAGGCATATTGAAATGAGATTTATATGTCATACTAAATCTAAATGTTATTTGTAATCAATTTTTTAAATTATTTTATTTATTGTATTTTATGTGATTAAATTATATTATTAAAATCTTCTTACACAATAGCAATCTAAATACATTATGAGTGAAAAAAGGACCATACAAATAAATCCTGATTTGTTTAAAATTTCAGATAAGAATACAACACGTAAAAAACGAGAATCAACACCGAAGATTAAGTTGAAATCTACCACGCCGAAAGAAAAGAAGCAGAGTCAAAAGTCCATTCGACGTAATATCATCAAAATGATTCGAGAACGCCAACAAGATGAGTATAGGAAGTTGTTTGACGATAAAGCCAAGAATAATTCGTCTGGACCCCTTCCTAAACCATCATCAAAAGACTCCGATGAGTTTTCCAAAGATTTCGAAGATTCATTCAAATTCTTGTCTGAATTAGCCGATAAAGAGAACAGTGAGACCCAGCATAATATGTCCAAAACTTTCAAAAAATACCCCGTGATCAATCCTACAGAATCTTTGTTGCTACAACCGTCTATGAAAATAGATACAAATGAAAATGTTGCAATAGATATTCCACAAGAATTAAAAGAACCTGTATATAACATTCCATATGATTACAAACCACAACAACCTAAATACGGGTGTTTGAAAAATGGCAATCTACCTACATTTAGAAATTGGAAAAATCAAACACAAAAAATAATGCCTAAATTAGGACCAATAACACCTGTCCAACCTGTTATCCCTAAGCCTGCTGTCGTTCCTCAACCTGTCACGCCTCAACCTGTATTTAATCAACCATTATTAACAAATAATATACAGCAAAAACCACCGAGTCAACCTGTAATAGAAACCAGTCCTATACAATTAAAACCACCGGCACAAAAATCATCTTGGGAACAAGCTCTTGAAGTTCAAGAAAAAATCAAGAAAATGAAGAAAAAATTAATAGATGAAAAGAAACAAATGAACTTGAAAATGAAACAGCCCAACAAAAAGCAAATGAAATTTAGAAAACAACGGAAAATATACAGAAGAACATATAAAGTGGGTAAATCGAAAGTTCTACCAAAAGTTGGAGTATTGGTATCTAATCATACAATACGTAGTCGCATCAAGAATCAAACACACGATTTATCAAAAGTTCCCATTAAGGAAGTCCGGCGGTTTTTAATCAAAAAAGGATTTATCAAAGTAGGAACAATAGCACCCAATGACGTTCTACGTAAAATGTATGAAAGTGTATGCACTGTTTGTGGTGAAGTTAAAAATCATAATTCCGAGAACTTACTATATAACTTTTTAAATGATAAAGAATAATAAAACTATATAAATATTTTAACACTAATTATATAGTTGTTTTACCAATGCCTCCGAAGAAAACATACAACGTTCATCAACAATATTTTGATTTAGTAGAAGAATATCAAACAAAATATGGTTCCAAGACTGTTGTATTTTTACAGTGTGGAGCTTTTTTTGAAATTTATGGTATAAAGATGCCCGATAACAGTTTCAAATATTCCAATATTGAAGAATATTCTAAGTTAACGAATCTGAATATTGCTAACAAACATATTGAAATGTTGGATGGAACTGTAATGATGTGTGGATTTCGTGATTACAGTCTTGATAAATATGTTGAACGCCTTATTTCATTGGGATATACTGTTGTTGTGTATATTCAAACATCTTCACTTGCTTCTCAGCCGAGAACCCATTATATGACATATTCACCGGGAACATATATTTCATATGAAACGGACACTTCCGCACAATTATCAAATAATATGATGTGTTTATGGATAGATAAATATACTACAATCGGACAAAACAAACAAATGATTGTTTGTGGGATGGCTTGTTGTCATATTTTCACTGGAAAAACGTCAATTTATGAATATGAAACGGAATTTCTAATGAATCCAACATCTTTCGATGAATTAGAACGGTATATGTCTATGATTTGTCCCAATGAGATTTTAGTAGCGTCTAGGTTCTCGGAAAAAGAAACAAAAACTATTTTACAATTCAGTGGATTAAAAACACGTAATGTCCATCACTATGATTTAAATGATACTAGTAGTGCTATTGTTGAGAACAGTCAAAAACAGAATTTCATACAGCAAATATTATCGAATGTGTTTGGAGAAGAAGCCTATAATCTGTGTGGTGAATTTCGCGATTTTGGTATGAGCACACAAGCATTTACATTTTTGATTCATTATATCCAAGAGCACAATCCAGATTTGGTCCGTAAAATCACCCTTCCGGAAATATCTCATTTGTCGACTCGTATGATTTTGGCTAATCATACACTAAAACAATTGAATATTATTGACGATTCTAATGAAGACGGTAAACAATATGGTTATTTGTCATCTGTTTCTAGTTTCTTAAATAGGTGTTTGACATCTATGGGAAAAAGATGTTTCCGAGACCAAATTACGACACCATTGTTGGATGAAGATTGGTTGAATACACAATACAAAATGATTGAAACTATGAATGGAGAACCTGACGAGAAATTCCATTTTATCCGGAAAACACTACAAAAAATACATGACTTGGAGAAAATGAGTCGACAAATTGTTATGAAGAAATTATACCCACATACTATTTATGGATTGTTCAATAGTATACAAGCAGTAAAAGAAATATCTCTCAATATTGAGAACCAAGACCTAATTGATTATTTGTGTATGAATCATCCTGATATTTCCATACAAAGTTGTTGTGACGAAATTTTGGAATTTATCACAAAGCATTTAGATATAGAAAAATGTGCTTCATTGAATAAAATATCTGGTTTTGATATTAATTTTGTCAATACAGGAATGTATAAAGCATTGGATAAAGTATGTCAAGAATATGAGGAGAACCTGAATATTTTTCATAATGTTCATATCTTTCTAAATGATTTAATGAAACGCGTGGAGAAAAAGGATATCGAATATATCAATATTCATGAAACAGAACGTTCGGGTTCGTTTTTGCAAATAACAAAAAAACGTGGACAAGTATTGGAAAATGCGTTGAAACAATTAGCAGATGAATCGCCTGATAAAATGATACATTTTTCCGATAATTTTCTGATTCCATACAAGGATATTCGAATGACAAAGGGGACGTCTTCAAAAGATACGATAGAATTCCCTCAACTAACGCGTGTTCAATGTAAAGTCGCAGAATTGAAAGAACGTGTCTCGGTTGAAATCGGACGAGCGTTTATGGAATTTCTTAGTGTGTTTGAAACCGAATGTTTTTCCAATTTACACTGTATTATTGATTATGTCACACAGTTAGATGTATTACAAAACAAATCATATGTAGCTCGTAAATATAATTATCATAAACCTATTATTGATAGCACACAAGAAAAATCGTATTTCAATATTGGTGGTTTAAGACACGTGTTGATTGAGCATATCCAACAAAATGAAACATATGTTACGAATGATGTGTCTATGGGGAACGAGCACGAACTCGGGATGCTTTTGTTCGGAACTAACGCAGTTGGCAAAACGAGTTTTATACGTGCGTTAGGTATTGCGATAGTTTTGGCACAAAGTGGAAACTACGTTCCTTGTTCTCATATGATTTACAAACCATATAGTGCGATATTTTCGCGTATTATAGGGAATGATAATTTGTTTAGAGGTTTATCGACATTTGCTGTAGAAATGTCCGAGTTGAGGGTCATATTGAAAATGGCGAATGAATCCAGTTTGATTTTAGGCGATGAATTATGTAGTGGAACCGAAACCGAATCTGCGTTGAGTATTTTCACGGCGGGTATTCAACATTTGGACAA